TTACACATTTTTACGATATAGTTTTTCCATCTGTGATTGATAGAGTGGAATAACTGGGGCTTTAGGAAAAGCTTTTTGATAGTTTGTCCACATCCCAGTATCTGTAATCCATGAATACATACCTGCGTTAATCATATAGATTCGTTTCGTATCAACTGTTTGAATAAAGTGCATTTCTTCTTCCTCATATTCTATTATATTATTTAAATTTGTCTCATCAGTGATTGATGAATTGTCTGCTCCACCTGGACTCGCAAGTGCTTTCCATTGGTTACCCTTAATATAGGCCAGGTTTATATCAAGATTACCGTTCCAATTAGCGAGTGAGCCTGCTGAACTATACTGATGGATAGCCGCTGAACTCCAAGCGCCATATCCATTACCGTCAGTCCATGGATCAGATTGATAACCTGTAGGGTTCATAGAAGCATACTGCGCAACCCATAAAGGGTTAGTATTTGAAATCGTACTCCAGTTAAACTGGCGAGTAACCTCTGCTGACATGTAAATCATTGGATTGATGCCAGTTTTTTCTTTTACTCGGTTCAAAAATTGACGAGCACCAACATTTCCCCATGCATTAATTGCCCCAGCTTCAAAGTCTAAAACAAGAATTGCTTTGCCAATATAATTTTTAACAACACTGATAAAGAAATCAGCTTCTGCGATTGGATTTCCTACACTGGCAAAATGGTAGAAACCTAGAAGTTTATTTGTTTGAATCACTTGTCCAGCTTGCTCTTCCCAAGTTGGATTTATATAGTTAGTTCCCTCTGTGGCCTTTATAATGACGAAATCTGAGGGAACAATTCCAGCGTTTAATTCTGCTTGATAGCTGGAAATGTCAATTCCGTTCATATCATTCTCCTTGTTCTGTTGGTTCTGATTTTTCTACTTCTTCAATAATTGGAAAAACAATGTCAGCCGCTTTCTTCGTTGCTTGAGCAACTTGAGCAGTAGCTTCGACCGCTTTTTCAGTAACCTCTTTAACAGTTTTAACTGGGTCAGAAGTGAAATTCTTTTTCAACTGAGCCAAAGAAGCTTCAATTTGAGCTTCAATCTGAGCTGGATTCGTTTTGATTTTAAGTTTCTTAGCTTCTTCTGTCACATAGTTAATGGCTTCAGATAACTTTTCAGGATTCTCATTGAAGTTTTTCTGTGCCCAACTTACCGCTTGATTAGCCAATTTTGCTAAAGCATCGATATTTTTCACGTTGCTATGTTTTTTAGCAGCCTGTGAAATGAAGTAAGTCACTATTGAACCAGCTAAGGTTAAAACACCGCTAAAGATTGTCATTAAATTTTGATCCATTTTATTTTTCCTCTTTTATCTAATTAATTTTATAACTTCCATGATAATCGTATATATGGCCGCCGAAGCTCCACCAATTCCGAAAATTAGTTTCCAAAAGTTTGTTTTATCAAGCAGCTTCAACTGAAACTGATGTTCATCTGAGCTTTCGTTGCCTTTGATAACAGCTTGCAATATTTGAGCATTTTGTTCAGATTGACGAGTATTCTGTTCTCTTAAAAAGCGATTTGATTCATCCACACGAGTCAGACCGTCATTCATTTGCTTTTGCATTTCAACCGACATATCATTAAGTCGAGATAATTCTTTGTCATGTTGCTTGAGCTTGTCCTCGTGTTGCTCCACAAGTTGTTCTAATTCCATAACCCCTGCTTTCTATTTTTCTAGCACTTCATAAGTGGCCAGTTTATTTTTTGAAGCCTCAAACGCTTCTGATATTAATTCGTTTAGCTCATTTTTAGCTTCTTCTGAATTATGAAAATCTTGTGGGCCATTAATTGTTAGCTGTGCTTCTAAAGCTCCCGTTTCATAAGCGGTAAAGCTAAGGTTAGCAACGATATTATCGCCGATAATAATGTCGGTAGTTTCTTGAGTCTGTTTGTTCTTTTTCATTTTTTCTCCTTATTTCTAGTTTGGTAACGCATCATCCGTAAACCACGTTTGTGTTCCTCGAGGATATCCAGTATTAGTCGAAGGTCCCCACCAGGTACAGGCACCATCAATTCCGGCATCAATATGCGCATTATCAATATGCGCATTATTATAACTTGAGGTCATATGCGCTGGTATGTTGACTGATTTATTAGGTCGATAGCCTAACGGAATTTTACCCACACCGAATTGTTGACCAGAAGTAAGCGATGAATTAATCGTCCCTGTCAAAATTGCAATTACCATTTCCCCACGCCGTTCTAAACTTAAGGTTAAGCCAGCGCCAATTGTTACGGAAGCAGTCTTAGAAGTTTGTCTAATTTCACCATAGACTGTCACGTCGCCTTGCAAAACTGTTTTTCCAACTATCAAAAATTGAAAATTAGGTCTAGCAGATTCTAAAACCAAAGTAACTGCATTAGATTGAGTGTTATGATTATCCATACTAAGTAAAACTGCTTTTTTAGCTGGATCAATAACTTCCCCATCATTAGAGACTGTATTATAATCAGCACTATAGAAAATCAAATTGCCAGAATCAAGAGTAGCTCCTACACTCGTATTAGAGTACCCTCCAGGAACTGAAGGATCAGGTTTTTTGGACACACCCCATGATTTAACAGTCCCATCTTTAACAGACATGCCCGTATCTCCATTTTTTAGCGTGAATGACCCCGCGGTTACATCTCCTAATGCGGTTAATGTCTCTGTGATGATGTTTTTTGCATTTATAAGATTAATAACCCAATTTTTGCCATTCCAATAATACTCAGTATTTGGTTGGATGTTAGTTCCGTCAGAAGCATCAACTGCTGTAATTCCTATATATTTCCAAGTTAAACCTTTAAATTTTGTGGTAGGTTCTTCATCAGAAACAATTTTACCTGGATCACCATCCGAACCATCTTCCCCTGAATCGCCATAAACTGCTTTTTGTTCCACAATATCTTGTGTTAAAGGAGCTTGGTTGAAAGTTGTTCGAGTGATGGACCAAAGGTATTTATTAGTAGCAGTCATTTTTGGCTGACTCGTTTGCCAAACTTCATCTTCCCAAGGATTGGCAGGAGTTGCATCGGTTTGTGTGAGTTGATATTTCTGTTCGATACCAGTCACTGAGCGTCCATCTGTCCCGTCTGTGCCATTTTCTCCATCATTTACGTTGGTTATCGTAACCGAAGCAGTGCCGACTACTTTTTCATTAACAGTAGCTTTATAAGCATAGACCGCTTTTCCATCAATTCCACTAGCGTCCACAGTAATTTCTTGAACGTTTGCTACAAGAGTTCCATCCTTTCTCCACTCATAACTATCGGCTTTAGTTTCTGAAGAATCTGACCCGAAATAAATTCGAGCAGTTAAGGTCGTTGAACCCTTACCGTTCTTAAATTGTAATCCGTTAGTAGTTTCTACTTCCGCCTTATAGGGTATGTTTTGGTCAACTAAATCTTTCATTCTGCCATATAAATCGGCAGAAATTTCACTTTTTAATTTAACAAAATTAGTAAAGGTTATTTTATTATTTAATGGATTAGTAAAACTTATTTCTTGTTCAGATACTCTTGCTGATAAAATTAATCCACCATCTGACTTGTCAAAAGTTGCGTCTTGGACGATTATTGTATCTCCAATATTTAGCTTTTTGTCATTTCCAAGAGCACTTGTAACAGCATTTACTGATACTATTACTTCATAAGTCATTTGAGGATAAGCATGAAGTTTAAACTGACTTACAGCATAATCCCATAAATCATCATTTGAACTTGCGGATGTTTGAATATTTTTATTAGTATATTGATCTGAAGATGTAGATAGGATTTGAGAAGGAAACATATCTCTTGATAAAGGAGCATATGCTGTATTACTACCAGCATCTTTATAAAATTCTAATTGACCATCAGAATTATAATATTTTCCTTCTATTGATAACCAATTATATTTGTTGTTTGAATCAGTAACAGTAGTTGAATTAAAAAATGTAGATGTTCTATCACCAGTTGAGGTTATACCATCAATATTTTTACCATAATATAACGTTACATCTTTTCTTAATTGCCCAACTCCTCCAGTTTGATATAAATCTAATGTTATATTTTGAAGTGTTCCGTCATCTTTTAGATTTGTTTTAAATTGAAATTCAGCCTTAAAACTATTACAAATAGAAATTATACGAGCTAGTTTTGTTTCGGTACTATCAAAAGAGAGTATTGGATTAGATGTATCTTCATCAATAGTTGAAAAAGGATTATTACCTATTTCAACAACATTATCTGTAATTTTAGCTGCATTTTTAAGATACCAAACAATACTATGGCGAAGATTATTATTATATGGTTCTACATCCTCACTAATCAGTTCAAGATTTAAATTTTCGCATTGTAATTGCATTGAATAATGATCTTGTTGAATATTAATTATATTAAATAAATAATCTTCATCATCGTAACTAAAGCTTATATAGCTTTGTAAAGTCAACAAGGCATAATCAGGATTTACCTTATTAACAGAAAAGTCAAAAGTAGATGTTCCCTCCGCTAAATAACGATGCCAATTATCATTAAAATAGTGAAGTGCATCTGGTAGATCATTATTGATAAAACCAATTCTTTTTAATGTTGAGTCATGAATATTTAATTGCATTATAGATACCTTTCTTTCCAAGTCACATCAATATCAGGAGGCACTGCATTATCTCCAAATGAGCAATTAACAATTGATTGACCTGGAGGAACTGAAAATGGTTCTGAACCAGTAATCATCTCATCATTAGCAATTGTAAGTCCTTCTCTTCTATATATTTTTGAACTACTCATATTTACTACAACAACTTCACTATTACCATAATGATGATTATCTGCTGGAATAAATGTTGTAACATCTGTATTTCTATCAATTGTTTTGGTAACATCATTCTTTTGAAAATTAAACATTCTAAGTGATAGATTTGTTATATATTGTGTGTTGACATCTCTTCCTTTTAATTGCCCCATATATACAAATACTTTTGTACATTTAGTACTTCCAAGCTCTGGAATAGTAATAGGGTAATTTCCTCCTCTATTGCCAAATGTAAAATTGAAAACTCTATCTTTCTTTTGAATTGTAAAATATCCAGTTGTAGAATTAAAATATAAGTTTGGATTAGGAACTTTTCCATCTCCATGACCACCATTATTTAATTCTTGCCCTCCTGGCCCAAATGTTTTCCATGTTCTGGGATGATTACCACCAATATAAAGTTGAGTTCTAAAGCTATTTCCTCTTGTATCATCTTTATATATTCCTAATCCAGCCATAAGTTTATTGTTAGAATCACAAAATAAAACTTGCATCAGCCCAGTTTGCCCCATTTTTGTTGCTTGCGCCCAAATATTAAAAGTTGAAGTAAAATTAGCTGTTCCAACATTTCCTATTTTATCAGCTGGAACATTATAGACTTGCATAGCCCCTTGCATTGACCATGTTCCGCTAGACGGAGGAACACCACCATCTTGTAATCTTAATCCATCTTTTTTAAAAACAAGATTTCCTGCAGTTAATAATTGACCATTTTGAGGGTTGCCAACATCATTAGCCACATTAAAATGTCCACTAAAATTACTATTTTGGCTTATACCAGATGGGTTTAAAAGCCATTGAGATTCTACTCTTGTTGTTTCAGTTGTTTTTGAGTCAATCAAAGTTTGATCCTGACTTCCCAATCCAACAACTCCATTTTGACCTGCAATACCTATAAATGCATTATCAGATTTATGAGTAAATTTAAACGTAGGATATGCAGGAATAGTCCCTTAATTATTAATCAAAACATCTACTGAGTTATCTGAATTAACTGTAATGGAACCATTTGTTCCTCCTGAATTATTTGAATTCAATTCTTGTGTATAGCTTGAGATAGCAACACCTGAGGGAACTAAGAATGTTAGGGTTCCAATACCATCAAAGAAGGAGCTTTCATCTAGCGTTTGGCTACCATTTGGAACAGCATACCAAACAACATTTGGTTCATCTCCAATAATTAAAGGTGCTGGCTCAGAAACATTCAAGAGCTTTGCTAACTCTCGACGAGTAGTAGAAAAGCGATCCTTTCTAACGTGAGCTATAAAGCTAATGGTGATGGTCTTAGCATCAATACTGTTATATAAAAAATCAACCCCTGTATTTGAAGTTTGAGATGTTGTATTCACCCAAGTGGAACCGATATTTCGTGTCACACCGGTAAAGCCATTTACCAAGCTTGAAATATCAACTCCATTAAAACTTACTGAAAATGTCAAGTTGGTAATCCTCCTAATCTATTTGTTCTACTTTGTACCTTGTTCAAAGCGTTCCGCATTTCTGGTGCAAGCTGTTTGCTGAAACTCTTATCATTCAATGAAACATCGGCAACAACTGGTGCATTAGTTGTCTTTTGTGCAGTTTCAAGGAGGTTTGATAAAAGCGTGATGATTTGAGAAACTCCCTGAGTCATTCCGCCAGAGTTCGAGCTGTTACCACCATTTATCCGTTGATTAGCTTCTGCAAGCAATTGATTAGCCCTTGCATTCTTTTCTACTGATAAAGGAATAACCATTTCTGGCTTATTTCCTTCGCCTATTTCATAAAGTCCGTGGCTACTAATTAATCCACCATTTTCATAGCCATGTCCATTTCCAAGGAATGATAAACTTGGACCATAGGTTTTTTTAGCATAATTAAGAGCAGCTAATAAGTTATCGTAACCGTTAAAAATATCCCCATGACCGGGGAATTTATTAGCATTGAAAGTTGAGGAAATTGTTTGCATCAATCCTTTTGCAAGGTCGCCAGTGATATTATTAATATCTCCAATATTCCCTTGTACTGCTTTTTCATTACCACTTGATTCTGAAGCGATTTGGCGAAGTACACGGTCAATCATATCTTGGCTAGTACTCAAGCCGTTAGCTGCAAGTGCTTCTTTAACTTGTCCAGCCCAACGTTGAACACCGGAACCAGATGGCGAACCTTGAGAACCTCCACCGTCATCTTCGTGTTTTTTCTTCAATGAACCAAGTAATTTCTTGATTGGGTCAACGATTGCATTGACAAATCCATTACCAAGAGCTGGTGCTATAGAAGTAACTAAAGGAGAGCCACTAATACCAGATATAGCATTAGTCATGAAGTGAGTTAAAGTCTTAATAGGGTGCTTAATCATTTCTGTTAAGCCATCCCATTTATCTTTAATCCATGATCCAATTGAACTTAACCAATCTGGAGTACCGTTTTCAAAATGAGGGATAGCATGGGCAGGAACAACTGTTTCGCCTCCTTGGAAGTTTACAAGCCTGTTCCTACCTTCCAGTACATGCATTTGACCTGAATTGTCTATAACAGCTTCTTGGTAATGTTCGCCTGGTGCATCGTTAATTAATGCGACCCCTTTAGGTGCGCCTTTAGTACCATTTGCCAGTTTAGGTATTTTACCAATTGCATTTTTAGAACCACCGAACGTATGAATCACACCGTTAATTCCGCCGATACCATTGTTTATTACGTCTATAACTGAATTGATGCCATCTTTCCCAAATTGGACTAAACCATCCCACATACCTTTCCAAAAATCACTGACTTTAGTTTTAATTGTGTTGAATGTATCCCAAATCTTAGTACCGAAACCTTCGATACCTTTTTTTATAGAATCAACCTTTTTACCAAAGATAGACTCAACAAAACCCCATAAAGCATTCCATATCTTCTGAATATCCTTGCCAAGATTTCCCCATTTACCTGTAAAGAAATCAGTAAAAATTTTTAAAACTGATTTAAAAACATCAATATATTTATTAAATACATTGCCAATCCAAGACCATGCGCTATTCCAAGCTTTTTTTATGCCGCCTAAAAGCGAGTTAAACACTTTAGAAAATGATTTGCCGAAGTTGTTGAAACCTTTAGAAACATCGTCCCATGTTTCCTTGAACCATTTAACAACACTCCCAGCCCATTTTGAGACTGCTTTAGCTATACCATTGATGAAGTCTCGGAATTTCTTATTGTGCTTATATAGTTCTACAAATGCGGCGACTACGGCTACAATGCCTGTGATAATAAGGATGAAAGGATTGGCTTTTAAAAAGTTAAAAGCGAGTTTCATCCCTGTCCCTGTTAGCTTAGCTGTTTTTAATAGACCTGTGAGAGCTAGTTGCGCTGCTTTTACTGATACTTTGGCAGTAAATGATACGGCTTTAGCGAGTCCTTTACCAGTTGTTTTTGCAAGCTTAGTCAACCCTGAAAATGTCTTGGTTATCCCTTTAATAGCTAATTGACCAGTCCATTTGAAGCCTTTACCAACTCCAACAGCAGCTTTACTGATAATCCCAAGTTCTCGTTTAGCATCGCTTCCGTCAACCCTTGGTTTTATAAACAACCCTGAAATTCCAGTAGCTGTTTTTTTGATTGAACTCCCAAATCCTGAGATTAATTCCTTAGCTTCTTTGAATTTTTCTACAGCTTTTAAAAAACCTAAAGTGCCTTTAAGTGCAACGTTAATCCCTATAATTGCAAGAGCAATTTTCTTAACATCTTCCGGATGTTTTGATACCCAAGTCCCAAACTTCTCAAGCCAAGGTATAACTGTTTTTAGAGTGTCGCCAATTAACTTAAATGCAGCTCCGCCTAAATCTTTTACCATACCAAAAAAGTTTTTGATATCATTGGCGTGTTTAGAAATAAAGTTCCCTAATTTCTCGATTTCATTAGCCAGTCCATTCGCAAAGTCTGCTAATGGATTTTTTGTTCCTTTAAAAACGGAGCCAAAAGCTGTAGAAATAGTTGTGACTGCTTTATTTGCACTATCTCCGATATGAGTAAACGCCTTTTCCGTTTCCTCTCCATCAAGAGATTTAGACATATTTTTTAGGAAATTATTATTTGTTTTAAAGAAACCTTCTGTGATTTTTCCAGATAAACTTTGGTATTTTTCTTGCAAGTGAGCAGAAAAGCCATCAAATGAAGTGAGGTAGTTTTCAAGTCCTTTAGGTTTAGCGGCGCTCATATTTTCAATTGTCTTTGATAAATCAGACATTGAAATCTTACCGTCTTTTGCTAATTCGTTGAGTTTATCGCGAGAGACACCCATTGTCGTGGATAATGTTTTAGCGAACCCAGGTAGCGTTTTTTCCATTTTGGTAATTGAACCAGAAGTAATTTCACCACTTGCATTCATTTGAGTAAACTTAGTGATAATGTTTTGCATTGCATCATCAGATTTACCAGTCGCACGACCTAAATTAACAAAAGCATCAGATAATTTTTTAGCGCCATCAGCCGAACCTTCTAATCCATAAGTTTTTTTAGTTAAAAGACTTAATGTATCAATGGAATATCCTGATTCTTCTCGCAAATTTTTGATATTATCAACTAAAGAATCATTCAGTTTTTGATTGCCATTTGTAAAATTATTCAAAGAAACCGATAAATTTTGCATTTCTTTGTTATACTCTACGCCAGCTTCTAAAGCGCCAGTAAATTTGCTCTTAATATCACCAATCGCACCGATTACGCCACTAGCTAAGATATTCCCTAAAAACACATCTTTAAAACGGCTATGTGTACGACCTAATCGTTACATCTTTCAGGAGTGTTGAAAATTCTACAATTTTCTTAGCTTGTTCTGAATCATAGATATAAATGAATGCATCATCTTTATCAATTCTCCTTAAATCATCAATGTGGCGTTTACAAGCTTGTTTTATTTTTTCGCCTGAGATTATAGTGCCATCAAGTACACCAATTGCATAAGATAAAGCTGGATCATCTGGATAACGTTCTGTTAAATCTTTATAGTTATCCATTAACCACCACCACCGAACTTAGAAGTCCAATCAATTTCTTCTTCATCTTCATCATCTACTAAACTCAACAATTCACTGCGGCTTTTAGGCGTCATCCCCAAAGAATCGCAAGCGGCCTTGATATTTTTACTTGCTCTATCAATGTCAGCGACTGCTGTGTTAGATTTTATCAAGCCATTTTCTGTGAAGTATTGTGTCCCATTCTCTTTAATAGAATCATAGGAATCTCTGAAAATCTGATAATTGACACATAATGATTCTATTAACGTTCTATCTAAGTCGTTCACAGAAAGTTGTTTGTTTAGAATTGGCACAACTCTTTGCCACATATATCTTGCTTTCCCACCAAGGTAAGTTGGAGGGCTTTCTGATATTTTTTTAATTTCTTTAATACTCATATTTCCTCCTTTTTACTACATAACTTTTCGGGGTCAATTATCTTTGTGAACGTTGTGGTTGAGCGATTTCGTTTCAGAAAAAAAGTTTTGAAAAATCACTTTTTTGCTCAGGGAGCCACTATTGGTATACGGTATTCCTATAAGAGATGACGGGGGGGCTATTTTTTATTTTTTAAAACTTTTTTCCACCAATCTCGCCCAACATTTTTTAATTGCTGGTCGGATAACTTATTTTCTATTGCAGTTTTTTTATTGTGCTGCGATTTAGTTAGAAGCCATAGATTGTCAGTATTATATTGTTCCATTCCTGAAAGCAATCGTCTTGGTATGATGTGGTCGGCTATCAGGTCGCCCTTGTCCCATGCCTTACCTTCAATCGCATCAACATAACCATCTCTTGCCTTGATATACTCAGATACTTTAGACCAACGTTTGTCTTGATAGAATCCATTGTGTAATTCCTTTCGCCTTGTCTGGTCATACTCTCTGTTCTGTTCAGCTTGGTTACGTTGTCCTCTTAAAGTTAGAGATGCCTTAGCTTTACTCTCTGCCCGTTGGTTGATGTAATTGCCTAGGCGTTCATCGTAATGCTTCTGGCAGTAATTATGTTTAAGGGGTATCAATTCACGACACCCTATGTTTGCACAGCGGTGTAACCTCATAGCACTTAAACCAAAGCATAACCTGCAGTGCATGTATTATTAAATACCGCTTTACGTGTTACGCCAGTAGCTTTTCCTGTATAAGTAAAGCTAAAGCCAGTGGTAGTTGGTTTAAAATCAGTCACTTCAAAAAAGTGATAAGTTTGTCCATTGTTTGTAAATACGATTAGCTCCATTTTTTCTCCTTTAATTTCTTTTGGTTTCATAGGTGCATTAGTTCTTTTAGGTCGTTCAAGATCCATCTTATTCCTCCAACAATAAAAGGCTGCCCATTGGACAACCTGTAATAAAATATAATAGCAAGATAGAGGCTCGAACTCTATAACTTCTAATAGCGAAGTCGTTCCTTGTCCTTGCTCGATGTCCTAACCCACTCAACATCATTACTCTTGTAATGTTTTTTCTTGCAACATCTGCCGTACTAGTATTATCGGATTTATATTGCAGAGGTCCTATAGCAAGTCAGGGAGTCGAACCCTGACAAGCTTATGAAGCAAATTCAAACCGATACTTATGATATTTGTGCTTTTGCCTTTTACTTCATAATACAAGTATATCAGTAAAAATGAGGAGCGACACTCCAATTTCGTGCCTTTTTCGTGTCGTTTTTATCCCAATTTGACCCATGCTTTCAAATGAAATAGCCAATATGAGGGTTTATATCTTTTCTGAATCGGTAGTAAATAAACTTCGCTTTCTTTTCTGAAATCTCAATACCTTCATTGTCAAGTTCCATCATTACTCTGTACCATGTAAAGCCACCGTAACCACAGTGTTTTAGCTTGATTATTTCTTTTTCTTCCTTGATTAAAGGTTCGTACCACAAGCTGAATTGGTACATCAGGTCTTTGAGTTTGATGTATTCCTCATCATTTTCAAGTGCTTCTTTATTTAAGAGGTGACTTTCAGGTTCAGAACCACCAGAATAAGCTGTACGAATGCCTAAGTTATCTACTTTTTGCTTATAAAGATATCTGCTTTCAATTGATTTTATTCTGGATTCAAGTCTGCCATTCACGTAATCTCCAATAATTCTATCTAACTTATCTGCCATTAATCAAATTCTCCTTTTGTGGTATAATTAAGTTAGAAAACTTCTTGCCGAAGCGCATTGCAGTGCGCTTTTTGTTTACCATAAAATCTGAATGAATGATTTATAAGTCTTAATTCCTAAAAAGTTCTCTCCATGAATTTCTCGGAGTGTTACAGTAAAACCATCACCGAGCTTTTCTTTTAAAAAGGAAGTTGTTTTTTTATTTCCTAGCCTCAACCTTAAATAACTATCATACTGATCGCTTACTTGAATTCTAAAACCTGTGTATCCTTTTTCGGCTGAAATTCTGATATCATTTTCTAAATTTGCTTTTTTATACCATCTCTCAAACCATTTTTCATGCGATTCTTTTTGAGATGATTTAATTTCATCAATTAATGTCATTTTTCCTCCAGTTGAGTTTAACGAGTTCCTAGCTCAGTATGATATAATATGTGTGACCACAAAATAAAATGAAAAAGTGTTATTTTTTACATGCGAAGCTCGAATTTGGTCAATTCGGGCTTTTTTTGTTATAGTTAAAGATTTTTTAATAAATCAAATTTTATAGTTATCAATTAATCAGTGGTATAATGAATGTGACCATTCAATAGTAACTAATAATTTTTACAACAATCGCTCAAGCTAGGTCAGCTTGGGCTTTTTTATATTTCCTTTTATTTAAATCATATTGCTTGTACTTAGTTAGTAATAGTTTTAAAATAAAATTGTACAACCAATACAAACTATTTGAAGGAGGACTAACTCATGAGCTATGTCGTAGATAAAAGTGGTGACTTCAGTGATTATCATGAAGTACACAAGGGAACTTGCCCTAATCGCCCAAAAGTTAATGATTCATATCTTATTGATGGGGATTTTGAAAATGATATCGAAGCAATGGAATACACTCGTAGAACTTATCCATCACTTCAAATTAGGCCGTGTTCATCTTGCATGGACATATCATCACGTTAATTTTTGTTAATCCCCCGAAGCCCTTATCTTTGATTTGGGCTTTTTTTGCGTTCATTCCACAACCTCCACTATATAGGCAACTTTGAAAGCACAATCGGTATCTGTAATCCAACCTGCATTACTTTCAATATATTCAATAACATCAGCGTAACTATTAGTTTCAACAAACTGTTGTCTTGAACGAATTACTCCATCTTGGTCCATAAACGAGTTACTTACTAATCTAAATAGTTTCATCTCCACCTCAATCCATATGTTTATCAAGCCATTTAACGTATGTATCAGGCTCTGATTCGTTATATTTATATAGCAATCCGCAACGTTCACAGTGATGCTTTCCGTATGGCAATAGAAGCAATTTTTTATCTTCAAACGTCCACTTATGCCCGAACAGCTTACACAAAAGTTTCATTCAATCCCTCCCCAGTGCTACCAAATCCGCCTGTACGCTCTCCGTTTACGTTGTCATCGTCTGTTGTAAGGTATTTGACAAATACACCTTGCATTATTCTTTGACCTTTAGCAATCGTTACAGGCTCTTTTGAGATATTCATAAACAAGCCTTTGAATTCATTAGGATAATAATCTGAATCGATAATTCCTACTGAATTAATCAATGCAATGCCACGCTTAACTGTATTGCTTGAGCGGTCATATAATTTCAGCACTTCGTCATGTCCGAGTTGAACAGCTAGACCTGTACTTACCATTTTTATTTCATCAGGTTGAATCGTAACTGTTTCGCTTGCTGAAATATCATAACCTGCGCTGTGTTCTGTCGCTCTTTCTGGAATAGTTGCATTTCCGTTTAGTTTTACAAATTCTCTTGTCATTTACTATCCTTAATCTTTAACCATAATTTTTTGTTTTTACTGCTCCACATTGAGGGCATTTATAATAAAAAGTACCGCAACATCCGCAAGCATCTGGGAAGTCATCAAACCACTTCATATCTAAATTACATTCATCACATTTCATTCTCCGTCCTCCACAGGCACAGCAAACTGCCAGTAACGCTCATCAACTGACTTGATTTCTTGTTCAGTCATTGCATTTTCAATTAAATATCTTTTATAAACTGTATCCGCAAAAGAGTTTAATTCTCCATCTTTTTGTAAAACAGCAGTACTGTTTGGAAAAATAAGTTTGAATAGCTGCGGTTTTTCGACTGTGTAGCCGTCTAGCCATGCACGGGCGAACAACTCATCGTTATTACCTTCATCGCCCAGCCAAAAATAAACCAAATCGGGCATATCGTGTTCGACTCTTGTTGCGTCTGCAAAAACACCGAATAAGATATCTCTCCATGTATCAAAAGCCATTAGATAAGACCCCCGAGAGTTTCTTTTTTAACTTTTACTTTTTGCTGATATTCTTCAAACATCATATTGCTAAGAAATTCATAAGCATTAATACTAAACTTTGCTTCATTATCCCCAGGATTTTTAGATTTATAATATTCTACATAGTTGTTTGCTCCAATAACAGAACGTTCCTTTTGTTCATAAGATAGTGTAATAAATACTTGCAAAGCCATTGCTCTTCTTGAAAGATTTTTTTTTGATAAATTAGTGAAAATAGAAAAATAGTTCGAGAATAATTCTTCTGTTTCTGTTTTTTTCTCTTTTTCTATTTCTTTTTCTAATTCTATTTCTAATTCTATTTCTTTCTCTATCTCTGTTGGAGCTTGGTTGGAACTAGTTGGAAGTTGGTTGGAAGTCGGTTGGAAATTTTCCAACTTTTTATCCCTTTTATATTTATTCCAATTTGTTTCTTGTCCTATAAGCATTGGAACTTGAAGCATTTCTGCACTTCCGTCATCTCCTATTTGCAATAAACCTGCTTTTTGGAAATAATCTATAGCCAATCTGACATCATCAAGCTTTTCATCAAGATTTAATGCAATTTCTTGAGCGATATCTTGTAACGTTCCTTCATAATAGATAACCCCATTATTCGGCAGAGACGATAGCAACATTTGCTGGTAAATTATCACTAAAGTATCTCCACCAGTTACTGTTTTTCTCAAATTTTTAATGGCTAGATTTTTAAAGAAATTTTCATCTAGTTTTATCCAAAAATAGATTTTTGTTTTATTTTTTTGTGCCACGAACGCTCCTTTTCTTCTATATTTATTTCAAGTTTTATTTTTCAAATTAAAAGCTGGCGATGAGTGGTTATGTGTAAACACTAAATACTCATTGACTTTACGGCTCGTTCCGCCACCCTCCAGCTTTGACTAAACACGAAACCACCGCCCAAGATGGTTTTGCTTAAAGTTGAACTATTTCTAATTCTACTGCTCAGGATTTTTGAGGACTGCAGTTTACTCATAAGTTTAAATTAAATCTGAGTACGAAATCGTTTGTATATTTCGTTTTGTTGCTTTGCAATAGTTACTTCATGAAATAGGGCACGTTTCCTTTGGGCATAGACATCTTGATTGTCGTTCTTCTGGTTGGGACAGAAGGCAAGAAAGAGAAGCCGACCGCTATATGATTGAACATAGAGCCGATGAATGGCTTGCTCAGTTCGATTGGGAACCGGATGTTATTGATTATGATAAATTTATTGAACATTTTGAGTTAGAAAAACGTCATTATGGATTGATTGTTGAGGTGTTTGATGAAATAATCGGTCAACCTCAACTAGATAGCCACTGTTTATAGTAAGGGGTGAAAAATGGATTACACAGAATTTAGAAAATATGTTGAAGAAAATACTCGTGCTCAAGGTAAATTTTTGGAAAAATCTACAGTTTACTTGCTAGATAAAAACGCCAGTAGAAAGCCAGCTGCTAAATGGCCTGATTCTCGCATTGAAAAAGAAGCTAACAAGATGTGGGATATGAATATAAGCGGTGCTTTTATCAGCGTATCCGAAGGAATTAAAAATGCAGAAAACAAGCCTCGCTTTCATAATCATGAAGAGCAAGTGTCTTACTGGATAAACTTCATGAACGAGTACGAGTTTTTAGAAAATTTCACTGATGGTATTGATGATATGGAATTTGAATAAATAAAACTTTGATACTATTGCTTTCTCCTTAAACATGTCTTGCCCGACAATAGAACAGAAGAAAAAATGAATATTAAAGAAGTTCAAAAAAAAGACGGTACAACCGTCTATAAAGTAAATGTCTATCTTGGTGTAGATAGCCTAACAGGTAAGCAAGTACGCACCACGGTTACAGCCAAGAACCGTAAAACGTGCGAGAATAAAGCTCACCAAGCTATGAATAAGTTTATCAAAAATGGCTCTACTGTTGCAAGAGAAAAAGTTTCATTTGACAATTTTAATGCCTTAGCCACTAGTTGGTTTGATTCTTATAAATTGACAGTAAAAGCAAACACTATCAGAATCAATAGTAATTTTTTAAAAAATTATATTTTGCCAGCACTCGGAAACTATAAAGTTGAGAAAATTACAACTGTACTATTGCAAAATATTGTTAATGACTGGGCTAGAAATGCCAATACTGCTGAAATAGTTAACGGTAATCGTGAAAAGGGAAAAAGTAAAGATTATAAATTGTTGCTCAATATCATCAAACGCATTCTTGATTATGGTATGCAATTAGGTGTTATTTCAGACAATCCAGCTATAAAAGTATTTTCTCCAAAACTCAAGACAAGAACAGTCAAAAAAATAAAGTATTTTAACAATGATGAACTCAAACGCTTCTTGGATTACCTTGACTCGTTACAATCAACCACAGCAAATATAAAAAGCACTACTCTATACAAGCTTTTACTTGCTACTGGTTTGCGTATCTGTGAGGCTTTAGCCTTATCATGGTCTGATATTGATTTTGTCAATAATACCGTTAGTGTATCTAAGACACTCATACAATACAGCAATGAGATACAAGACAGTGCAAAAACAAAAGAAAGCAATCGTTTAGTTTCTGTAGATAGCGAGACAATTTCAATGTTGAAAGAGTGGAGAAAACACCAAAATTACGGTGCTATATCTTTGCATGATTCTCTAGTTTTCTCATATCATCAAAAAATGAGAACTTACGAACTCGAAAGACAGCACTTAGTTCGACACTTTAAAAAAGCAAAAGTTCCTAACATAGGTTTTCATGGTTTCCGTCACACTCACGCAAGCCTACTAATGAACAATGATGTAAATCCTAAAGAAATTCAAATGAGATTAGGACATGCAGACTATTCGATCACAATGAATTTGTACAGTCATCTTGCTAAAGAGAAAAAGAAAGAAACTGCTGAAAAGTTCGCTAATATACTTAAAGCACTATGA